TCCACCAAAGGCCAATGCTGATGTGTTTGTACCAGCGCCTGCTAAATATCTTGTGGCCGTAACCATAGCACCACCAGCTGTCCATGTTGAACCGTTATAAGATTCTGTACAAGCGGTAAAATTAGCTGTTACGTTTCCACCAAAGGCCAATGCTGATGTGTTTATACCAGCACCTGCTAAACTTTTTCTGGCTGTACCAAGAGCACCGCCAGCTGTCCATGCTGCAGGACCACCTGCCTCTTGAACGGCCGCTTTAAATGTATTGCTTGTTGAGTTATACCAGATTTGTCCTGGTATTAATGGACTAGGATCACTACTTACTACTTGTATGTCTTGTCCTTTGATTCCTGTGTATGTAGCCATGTATTTTTATCTCTCTATGTTAACATTAAATTGATTATTAAATGTTATTAAAGACATTTATAATACTTTTATGATATCGTTAATGTTTTAGTGCAAGTTGTGGGACTGCCAACACTATATGATTCTGTACATCTTACTGGACTGACACTGCCAGGATATCCAGCAAAACCTAATGCTGCTGTGTTTGTACCAGCTCCTGCTAAAGAATATCTGGCTATACCCATAGCACTAGCAGCTGTCCATGAAGTGCCGTTGTATGATTCGGTACAGGCATTTGCTGTACCACCAATTTTTCCACCAAAGGCCAATGCTGCTGTGTTTGTACCAGCACCTGCTAATTGACGTCTGGCCGTACCCATAGCACCACCGGATGTCCAAGCTGAGCCGTTATATGATTCTGTACAGGCTAAATCTGGTGCAAATCCACCAAAAGCCAATGCTGCTGTGTTTGATGCACCAGCACCTGCTAAAAAATATCTGGACGTACCCAAAGCCCCACCAGCAGTCCAAACTGAGCCGTTATATGATTCTGTACAATTTCCATTACTGTTACCGCCAAAGGCCAATGCTGCTGTGTTTGTACCAGCACCTGCTAAACAAGATCTAGAATTAGCTAAATCGCCACCAGCTGTCCATGAAGTGCCGTTATATGATTCTGTAGATGTGCCGGCACCAAAGGCCAATGCTGCTGTGTTTGTACCAGCACCAGCTAAACCTTGTCTGGCCGTACCCATAGCACCACCGGATGTCCATGAAGTACCGTTATATGATTCTGTAGCACTAAGAGTTCCGTCACCTGGAAAAAATCCACCAAAGACCAATGCTGCTGTGTTTGATGCACCAGCACCTCCTGGTCTAAGTCTGCCAGTAGTTAAAGCACCGCCAGCTGTCCATGCTGCAGGACCACCTGCCTCTTGAACGGCCGCTTTTAATGTGTTGCTTGTTGAGTTATACCAGATTTGTCCTGGTATTAATGGACTAGGATCACTACTTACTACTTGTACACTTTGTCCTTTTATTCCTGTATATGTTGCCATATCTTTTTATATCCTTTTAAATTACTTAGTTTGTAATAACCAACCTTGAGTATTATCTGTAAATACTAATGTAAGTCCAGATCTCTCAACCGATACTATTAAATTTTCAGCAAGACCTTGAATATTTTTACCGTTTCTTGCAATCGTTAAATTATTACTATCAAAAGTTCCAGCATAATCTATAAATGTAACTTGATCACCCAAAGTAGGTGAAGCTGGTAATGTTGCTGTAATAGCAGCAGAAGTTGTATTTACAAAATATCCTTGACCTGCAGTTACGTTAAAGTTTGAAGTTTGAACTGACTGCCATGTTACTCCAACACCAGCTGAACCTGTGTAACCATTTGTACCCGCTGATCCTGTGTAACCATTTGTACCCGCTGATCCTGTGAAACCTACTAAACCTTGGTTAGCAAATTCTACCCACTGATCTGAATTTCCATCATTGTACCAGAAATATTGAATACCTGAATTTTCATCAATCCAAATATCTCCATATTGTTGACCTGAAGGAGGAGTAGCAGAAGTTGTAACTGTTAAATTACCTTCTGATCCTACGTAACCTGTATCTCCTTTTGAACCTGTGTAACCGATATCACCTTGTGAACCTGTGTATCCTTGTGAACCTACGAAACCAGTATCACCTTTTGAACCAACGTAACCAGTATCGCCTTTTGATCCTGTGTAACCTAAATTTCCTTGATTACCTTGATCACCTTTTGAACCTGTGTAGCCGATATCACCTTTTGATCCTGTGTATCCGATATCACCTTTTGATCCTGTATAACCGTCAACACCTTTTGAACCTGTGTATCCAATATCACCTTTTGATCCTGTAAATCCTATTGTTCCTGATAAATCAGAAACAAAACTGTATGCTGAACCACTCCATAAATATAATTTTGAATTGTCCGCATCGCCAACATCAACAGTAGAAATAATAGCAAATTCTCCAGCAGCAATTCCTGATGGTGAAGTATCTGCGTTTAATGCTGCAACAGATGAATATATTTTAGCAATATTAAATCCTAAACCTGTATTACCTTTTGATCCTGTGTAACCTAAATCGCCTTTTGATCCTGTGAAACCTATATCACCTTTTGAACCAACGTAGCCAGTATCACCTTTAGAACCCGTGTAACCTAAATCTCCTTGTGAACCGGTAAAACCTTTTGAACCTGTGTAACCTATGTCGCCTTTAGAGCCTGTGTAACCAATATCTCCTTGAGAACCAACGAAACCTGTGTCTCCTATGTTACCTTGATCACCTTTTGATCCTGTGTAACCAATATCGCCTTTAGAACCTGTGTAACCTAAACCTCCTGTAGAACCTGTGTAACCTGTATCACCTTTTGAACCTGTGAATCCGATATCACCTTTTGATCCTGTAAAACCGGCTGTAAGAGGTACTAACTCCCAAGCAAGTCCGTTAAATTTCCATGTACGATTACCTACTGAATAGGTTGAATTTGTTGCTGGATTTGAAGGAAAATTTATAGTTGGCATGTTTCTTTTTAACCTTTTAAGTTAGTTTAGTTAATTTAGTATAATTATTTATATAAAAAAAATGTTCAAAAGCAGTTTTTTTAAAAATATTTTTTTTTAATTCTATTTTAAAGAAATTATTTATAATATTTTTTTCCTTAACCATATGTTTTTATTCGTTGTCTAGGATAACAATTATTACTTGTAGGTCTACGTTTAAATGTACTTTTAGATACATTTCCACTCGTTTGTCTTTCTTTTTTATAGAACAAATATCTATTATTTGAGTTAGTTCCTGATTCTCCTAAACTATTATAAGGACTAGGAACATAGGTAGTATTCGGATACATTACACCAGGATCTATAATTTGATTCGTTGTACAATTATCTATTAAATATTGTAATGCTTCAGACTGTGTTGTAGAAGGCCATTGTTCAAGTAAACATGCTAAAATTCCTGTTACCTGAGGACACGCCATACTTGTTCCTGATATAGAAGCTAATTTATAATTACTATCTCTCGGATCATTTACTAATGTAACACCAAATTCTGTGGCAGCATTTGTATCATAAACGGCCCCCACAATATTAAAACCTGGAGCATATATGTCAACTCTACTTCCATAATTACTAAAAGACGATTTCATATCCCATCGAGTAGCGTTTGTAGAACCCACACATATTATATTATTGCCTGCTGCAGGAGAAGATCCTCTACAAAGATAATAACCAGAATTAGATATATTATTGTAATCTAAATCTCCAGATTTAACCATTTTAGCATAACTATTTCCAGCAGCTGCTGTTATAATTATACCATCATTAATAAGATCTGTAATATCTGCTTCCATTCCTGCATATATAGGGCCAACATCTATCACATAATTTGAACCAAGTATTTGTGTTACTACATTAATTCCACATTGTTGTTCTAAAATAGTTTTTTTCTCAGAAACAGTTTTTCCTGTTAAATCAATTGTTGTTCCTCTATAAGTTACTGAATTTAAACCTGATATAAAAAGATATGATGTAAATTTCCAACTATTATTTACAATTGTAGGATTTTTTCTACCTGTAGCAGAATTAATAGGTTTACTTGCGTGAAAGGCTCTAATATAATCATATATATAAAGAGCCCAATCACCTGATGGTTTATTTGTTCCCGTATAATCAAAATTTATATTATAAATGTTTGCGTCTCTTGCCCATCCTTGTGTATTACCAGCAGCAGTACTTGCTACATGAGTTCCATGACCACCATCAAAATTATATTCATAATTTCCTGTTGTTGAAATTCCTAACGAAGCACTATGTTGAAACCAATTATATTGAATCGCTCTTGAACCTCCTGTGCCGTCAACATTCACAGCAAATTCAGGATGATTAATATTAAGATGATTGTCAACAATTACTACATCTACATTTTTTCCTGAACTTGTTGTAGTTAGTGATTGAGTTGTTTGAGTAAAGTCAGCATAAGCAGTTCCATTCCAATAATCTGTTGTAGAATTTCCCCATCCAGATAATTGAGATCCTCTTGTAACTCTTTCTAATCCCCAATTTTTATCATTCGTGTCTATTGTAGGATGTTTTTCAAAATTTGCTGTTTGATTCCATAATTTTCCTGGCTCTACTGGAATTATTCCTGGAGTAACACCAAGAGCACTAGGCAGTTGTTCTACGGCAAAAACTCTACTATCATTTTTTAATTTTTGTGATTCTTCTTCTGTAAGAAGATAATGTGTGCTTCGGCTAATTTCTCTTAGTTGAGCAATTTCAACTTTTCTATTTGGAATGTAATCTGTACCATTTTCAGAATCCATATCATCATAAAAAGAATCCACATCCGATTTATTTTTTACGGTAACTATATACTCTTTAAATTCAGACATTTTAAGTTTCTTGTTGTATTAATGTCAATGTAACGGTAATTGTTGTAGTGCCTCCACTTAAATTTACAACTTTTGTAGGTATTGTAGTTGTAACAGGACTTTCATTATTAAATCCTAATGTTGATGGTGTTATTAAAATAGTTTGAGCACCTGTTGTAATAACTTCTGCTATTACACCAGAACCTGGTAATGGATCTGTAGTTTGTGATCTACTACTATCTGATGTTCTATTAGTGCTGTCAGTATATAATGTTACCCAAGCTGCGGCTGATGTTTGTATTTTTAAAAGATGATAAGATTTAAATCCTGTTATATTTAAATTTTCAGAAGCATTATTTACTAAACTTGAAGTTGTTCCTGTAACTGTTGTTCTACTATTCAAACCACCATTAGCGCCGGCTGAACCAGTATAACCTATATCCCCTTGTGAACCTGTATATCCTCCTGATGGACCTTGTGAACCGGTGTAACCAATTGCGGCATAAGCACCAGAAGAACCAGTGTAACCAACACCTGCTGAACCTGTATAACCTAAACTGCCTGTATAACCTGTAGCGCCTTGTGATCCTGTATAACCTAAACTACCTGTATAACCAGCACCTGCCGAACCTGTATAACCTAAACTACCTGTATAACCTGTAGCTCCTGCCGAACCTGTGTAACCACTTCCACCAGAACCTACAGCAGTTCCATTAAGTGTAAAAGCACCAGCTGAATCTACTTTAAGTGTGTTAGTACCCGCTTTTAATACAATTTGATTTGAACAAGTAGCACCATCACCTGTAACACCACAACCTATTAAAATATTATTAACTCCTGTTGTATTAGAACATCCAGAATATTTACCTAAGAAAGTATTACCACCACCTGTTGTATTATATTTACCAGAGTTACACCCTATAAAAATATTATCACTAGCTGTTGTACTACAAAAACCTGTTCTATAACCTATAAAAGTATTGTCAGAACCTGATGTTTTATAACCTGATTGTTGTCCTATAAAAGTGTTATTACATCCAGTACTAGAAGATGTTCCTGCCTCACTTCCTACATTAAAATTATGAGAACCTGTTGTTGTAGATCTACCACTACTGTTACCTAAAAATATATTGTTAGTACCTGTTGTGTTACATCTACCAGAATATCTTCCTAAAAATATATTGTAATTAGCTGTGGTATTAGAACTTCCGCTTGACTGTCCTACAAAAATATTATGAGCGCCTGTGGTGTTACATTTTCCAGTATCAATACCTATAAAAGTATTTAAAGCTCCATCTGTATTTTTCCATCCAGCACATCTACCTATAAAAGTATTATATTTTCCTGTTGTAGTATAACGGCCAGCACCAATGCCTATAAAAGTATTATAACAACCTGTTGTATTATCAGCACCAGCACATTGGCCAGCAAAGAAATTATGTAAACCTGTTCCACCTGTACCTGTGCCTATGCCAGCACCTGTTGAAACTATATTTGATGTGTTACAAGTAGCAAATGGGCCTGTTGTTCCAGCTGAGCCTGTAAATCCTGTAGAACCTTGTGAACCTGTAAAACCAGCACCTGCTGATCCTGTGTAACCTAAAGAACCTGTGTAACCAATAATTCCTTGATCTCCTTTAGAACCTGTAAAACCAGCACCTGCTGATCCTGTATATCCAATATCTCCTTTAGAACCTGTATATCCAGCACCGGCTGATCCTGTGTACCCAATATTTCCTAATGAGCCTGTGTAACCTGTAGAACCTTGTGAACCTGTGTAACCTGTAGAACCTTGTGAACCAACGTAACCAATATTTCCTAAAGATCCTGTGTAACCTAACGAGCCTGTATAACCAACTCCTGCTGATCCTGTATATCCAATATTTCCTAAAGAGCCTGTGTAACCTACCGAACCTGTGTAACCAACTCCTGCTGATCCTGTATATCCAATATTTCCTAATGAGCCTGTGTAACCTAACGAGCCTGTGTAACCAACCGAACCAGTGTAACCTACTCCTTCTGATCCTGTATAACCAACTCCTGCTGAACCTGTGTAACCAACTGAACCTGTGTAACCAACTCCTGCTGATCCTGTATATCCAATATTTCCTAAAGAGCCTGTGTAACCTAACGAGCCTGTATATCCTATTTCACCTCGTGAACCAACGTAACCAATGTTACCTTGCGATCCTGCATAACCTGGTAATCCTACGTTTGAAAATTCGACCCACTGATCGGAGTTTCCATCACTATAATAAAAATATTGAACGCCTGTTGCTTCATCTAACCAAACATCTCCAAGTTGAGCTCCTATAGGTGGAGTGGCAGAAGTTGTAACATCTAAATTTCCTTCAGAGCCTGTGTAACCTTGTGAACCTGTGTAACCAACTCCTGCTGATCCTGTGTAACCTAAATCTCCTTTTGATCCTGTATATCCTAAACTTCCTGAATAACCAATATCACCTTTAGAGCCTGTGTAACCGATATCACCTTGACTGCCTGTATAACCTATTGAACCTGTTTGTCCTGAAAGAGTAATATAAACACCAGCTTGTGTTTTGTAATTTACACTTGTTACATCTGTAATAGTTGCAACAAGAGCTCCAGTTACAGAATTATAAGAAGATACTAATATATGTTGTTGTGCTTCACCAGGAGCATATACAGATAAAGTTTGACCTGGACCCCATGCCATTCCTGTAGCTGAAGGCCCATTGTAAGATGTACCTATTGCTTGAAAATAATAATCTCCTGCAAGGAATGTTGTATTAATTAAAGGCGTTGAACCGGTGTAACCTAAACTTCCTGAATATCCTTGAGAACCTGTATATCCAATATCACCTTTTGATCCTGTAAAACCTTGATCGCCTTTAGAACCTGTATAACCGATATCACCTTTTGATCCTGTGTAACCTAAATCTCCTTGAGAACCTGTGTAACCTTTTGATCCTGTAAAACCTTGATCGCCTTTAGAACCTGTATAACCGATATCACCTTGTGAACCGGTGTAACCTAAATCTCCTTGAGAACCTGTGTAACCATGTGAACCGGTAAATCCTATATCACCTTTTGAACCTGTATAACCGATATCGCCTTGAGAACCTGTAAATCCTTGAATGCCTTGATCACCTTTCGAACCAGTGTAACCTATATCACCTTTTGAACCTGTGTAACCTAAATCTCCTTTAGAACCTGTATATCCAATATCGCCTTTAGATCCTGTGTAACCTTGAATACCTATAGCACCATCTAAATTAATTTCCCAAGAAGTTTCCGTGCTGTTAACAGCGTTAGTAATATTTGAAACTTCAGCAGTTAAAACACCTGTGCCTGGATTATAAGTTAATACTTGAGCATGAATGTGATTTGTAGGTGTTGTTGTTGAAGCAATTAAAATTGTTTGTTGTGCTGAGTAATCTAAATTTAAATCAGTTGTAGTTAAAGTTATAGTATTGGTTAAAGCATACGTAGATAAATTTAAACTTGTTGTAGATGTAGTATGATACTTATCTCCATCAGCACCATCTGTTCCGGCAGAACCTGTATAACCTAAATTTCCTTTAGAACCTGTATAACCAATATCTCCTTTAGATCCTGTGTAACCGATATTACCTTGTGAACCGGTAAATCCTTGAATACCTTGATCGCCTTTAGATCCTACATAACCAACATCGCCTTTGGAACCTGTATAACCAATATCACCTTGAGAACCTGTGTAGCCATGTGATCCTGTATAACCAATATCGCCTTTAGATCCTGTGTAACCGATATCACCTTTTGATCCTGTGTAACCTGTATCACCTTGAATACCTTGATCACCTTTAGATCCTACATAACCAATATTTCCTTGCGAGCCTACGTATCCAATATCACCTTTTGATCCTGTAAATCCTAAATCTCCTTTAGAACCTACGAATCCTGTATCGCCTTGTGAGCCTGTAAAACCTATTGAACCTGTGTAACCTAAATCTCCTTTTGAGCCTACAAATCCTGTATCACCTTTTGAGCCTGTAAATCCTGTATCACCTTTTGAACCTGTGTAACCTATTGAACCTGTATAACCTTGATCACCTTGATCGCCTTTAGAACCGGTAAATCCTTGAATACCTTGATCGCCTTTTGAACCTGTAAATCCTACTGAGCCTGTAAATCCTAAATCACCTTTTGAACCTACAAAACCTGTGTCGCCTTTTGAACCTGTAAATCCTACTGAGCCTGTAAATCCTAAATCACCTTTTGAACCTACAAATCCTGTATCACCTTGAGAACCTGTGTAACCTAATGAACCTGTGTAACCTATTGAACCTGTGTAACCTAAATCTCCTTTTGATCCTACAAATCCTGTATCACCTTTTGATCCTGTAAATCCTGTTGAACCTGTAAATCCTAAATCTCCTTTAGAACCTGTAAATCCTGTTGAACCAGCAGAACCTGTATAACCAGCACCTGCTGAACCTGTAAAACCAATTGAACCTGTGTAACCAACTCCGGCTGAACCTGTAAAACCAGCACCGGCTGATCCTGTATATCCAGCTGAACCTGAATCTCCTTTTGAACCGGTAAATCCTGTTGTACCAGCTGAACCTGTATAACCAACACCGGCTGATCCTGTGTAACCTAAAGAACCTGTAAATCCTGTTGAACCTGTAAATCCTGTTGTACCAGCTGAACCTGTATAACCAACGCCAGTTGATCCTGTGTAACCTAAAGAACCTGAATCTCCTTTTGAACCAGTAAATCCTGTTGTGCCGGCCGAGCCTGTGTAACCAACACCAGCTGATCCTGTATATCCGTCTGAACCTGAATCTCCTTTTGAACCTGTGTAACCAACACCTGCTGATCCTGTATAACCAGCGCCTGCTGATCCTGTATATCCAGCTGAACCTGTATAACCTAGTGAACCTGTATCACCTTTAGATCCTGTATAACCAGCACCTGTTGATCCTGTAAATCCTAAATCTCCTTTAGAACCTACAAATCCTGTATCACCTTTAGATCCTGTATAACCAGCACCAGCTGATCCTGTATAACCTAAATCTCCTTTAGAACCTGTAAAACCATCTGTACCGGCTGAACCTGTAAAACCAGCACCTGCTGATCCTGTATAACCTAAAGAGCCGGCTGAACCTGTATATCCTAAATCTCCTTTAGAACCTGTAAAACCAGCACCTGCTGATCCTGTATAACCTAAAGAACCTGTGTAACCTAAACTTCCTGTATAACCTTGTGAACCAGTATAACCTCCGCCACCTCCGGAAGAACCTGTATAACCTATTGGGCCTTGTGAACCTGTATAACCTGGCCCACCTTTAGATGGTAATGTAACTCTTACTTGTTGTGTAGGACCTTTAATTACTGGCATTTATTTTTTTAATTCTTTAGATTGACAAACCAACCATATTATGTTATAGTATATTTATAAATAATCTTAACTTTATATAAATGTATTTTTAAATGATTTCTATAGCAATTATTGACATTATTGGATTGACTTATGATGGTGATACCTTAAACAAAAGAGGTTTAGGAGGATCAGAATCCGCCGTTATTTTACTCGCTAAAGAACTTGCTAAAAAGAATTTTAAAGTAACCGTATTTAATAATTGTATAGACAAAGAATCAAAAGAAGGAACATTTGATAATGTTCAATATATAGATCACACTATATTAGATTATAAAAACGATTTTAGTTTTGATGTAGTTATATCTTCCCGAACAGTAATACCATTTTTACCACCTCACTTATACAATCAATTTGAAAATTTTAAACCTCAAAGATATTCTAAAATAAAACAAAATGCTAAATTTAAAGCAATGTGGATGCACGATACTTTTGCTAAAGGCGATCATCTATTAGAAGATATGATTGTTCATAAAGATATGGATGAAATATTTACTCTTTCAGATTTTCATACTTCTTATGTAACTACGTGTGATCATGGTAAAAGAAGAAATTTTGAAGTACTTAAATCTCATATGTTTATGACACGTAATGGTATTGTACTTTACAAAAATGAAATAGACATAAGACAAAAAGATCCTCATTTATATGTTTACAATGCTTCTGTTACAAAAGGTATGTTGCCTCTAGTTGAAAATATGTGGGAAAGAATTAAACAACAAATACCTCAAGCTAAATTAAAAGTAATTGGTGGATATTATAGATTTAGAGAAAATGCTGCTCCTGATGAACAAGAAAAAAAATGGAGAGAATTAGTTGCTGATGAAAAATATAAAAAATTAGATGTAGAGTTTACAGGTATAATTAAACAATCTGAAATAGCAGAATTAATGGCAAAGGCCAGCTTTATGTTATTTCCTGGTGCCTTTCCTGAAACATTTGGTATTTCAACTTTAGAATCTTTAGCATATAACACTCCTTTAATTACAACTCGTTTTGGAGCTTTAGAAGAAACTGCCGTTGAACAGGCATGCTATTTAATGGATTACGCAATAGAACCAAATAGTCTTTTTAAGTTTATTGATAAAAAAGTACAAGAAAATAAATTTGTAAATATGGTTTTACAGGCCAATGCTAATAGATATTTACATCAACAAAAAATGTATTCTTGTAATATTATAAAAGGTATTGTAGGTTGGGATTCAATTGCGTTACAATGGAAACAACATATCTATAAAAAATTAGGAGAATATCTTTCTAAAGAAGAATATAAACAAGTTAGTCATATTAATTCTAGGGTTAAAAAAGTATTTGGTAGAAGATTTAATAATTACGAAGAAAATTATTTACCAAGAAATACTCAACAAAGGATTGTTTTAATTACGCCTACTTATAATGCTTCTAAATATATTGAAAGATGTATTGAATCGGTTATTACACAAGACTATGATAATTATTTAATGGTTGTTATTGATGATTGTTCTACAGATAATACTTATGAGTTGGCTAAAAAACATGAAAGTGATAAGATTAAAGTAATAAGAAATAAAGAAAATAAAGGCGCTGTAAGAAATCAAATAGAATCAATAAACAAATTTTGTGAACGTGATGATATTGTAATGTTTTTAGATGGTGATGATTCTTTAGTAAACGATAATCAAATATTTCATTTTTACAATAATCTTTATGATGGCACAACTGAGTTTAGTTATGGTTCATGTTGGTCAATGGTAGATAATATACCTTTAGTGTCTCAACCTTATCCAGAACAAATTAAAAAAGAAAAGAAATACAGACAATACAAATTTAATTGGAACATGCCTTATACTCATTTAAGAACATTTAAAGCATATCTTTTAGAAAATATTGATGAAAGTATGTTTAAAGATGAAAATGGAAAATGGTATAAAGCAGGAGGCGATGGTTCTATTTTTTATTCTTTAATAGAAAAATGTCAACCTGAAAGTATTAAAGTAGTACAAGACATTGTTTATAACTATAATGACACACACGCTTTAAATGATTATAAAGTAAACTCTGAAGAACAAACTAAAAACGCAAACAGGATATTAACTCAATGAAAAAAATATTAATCGCTATACCAACAAACAAATACGTTGAAACAAAAACAATGAAGGCCATCTATGATCTTGAAATTCCTGAAGGTTATACTACAGAATTACAATTTTTCTTTGGTTATCAAATAGATCAAATAAGAAATTTAATAGCACATTGGTCAACTCATTATGATTATTTGTTTTCAGTAGATAGTGATATTTCTTTTTCACCAGATACACTTAAAAAACTTTTAAGTCATAATAAAGACATGGTATCTGGACTTTATATACAAAGAAAACAAAACGAACATATATTAGAAGTTTATGAACCTAATGATAGAGGTGGTTGTTCAAATATACCGTTTGAAAAAATAAAGGATATTCCATTAGTAGAATTAGTAGCTTGTGGTATGGGCTGCGTATTAATTAAAGGAGAAGTTTTTAGATCAATATCTTATCCTCATTTTGTTTATCATTCAGCAATAGATCACAAAAACACAATATCAGAAGATGTTGATTTTTGTAGAAAAGTTAAAGCAAAAGGTTTTGGTATATTTGCTGATACAACAGTACATTGTGAACATATAGGCAATACAATTTTTAAAGTAGAAAATACACCTAATGTGCCAACTGTAGATAAAAAAGAAATTAATATACCTGATAGATTAAAAGATTTATCAACTAAAAGATTGTTACCTCAAATACATGTAGATTATTTAAAAAGTTTAAACATATCACCTAAAGTAATTTACGATATAGGTGCTTGTGTTCTACACTGGACAAGTGAAGCTAAAACAATATGGCCAAATGCTGAGTATGTTGTTTTTGAAGCTATGTCTGAGTGTGAATTTTTATATAAAGAAAATAATTTACAATACCATATAGGTGTACTAAGTGATGTGAATGATAAAGAAGTTAATTTTTACAAAAATACTTATCATCCTGGCGGAAATAGTTATTATAAAGAAAACGAACAAATCAGTTCCGAATCTAATAGATTGTATAATGAAAGTAATAAAAAATTATATAAAACTAAAACTTTAGATAGTATTATAAGTTCAAGAAATCTACCTATGCCAGATCTAATAAAAATAGATGTACAAGGTGCTGAATTAGATGTACTAAAAGGATCTAAAGAAGCTTTAAAACATTGTAAAGATTTAATACTAGAATTACAAATAGTAGAATATAACAAAGGCGCACCTCTAAGAGATGAAGTAATTAAGTATGTTGAGAATTTAGGTTTTAGATTAATTTCAGGACCTTTTTGTGATAATGGTCCGGATGGAGATTATCATTTTTCAAAAAACAATGTAGAAATAAAAATACCTACAAATAAATTTTTCGATTAAGGATTGTAAGTAGAAACTACTCCAGGATAAACTGTAATAATACCTTCAACAACACGTGTTACTGTACTATCAGCAACATTAGTTATTTCTACATCATATACCCAACGGCCATCTTCTAACTGAGCAGTTGTTGCTGGATCTAAAGCAATAGTTACAATTCCATCAGCTTGATAGATAGTTATATCAAAATATACTCTTTGATATGTGGCAGAATATCCTTGAGACATTTTACCTTGAGCTGTATAACCTGTTAAATTAAAAGCAGTACCATCATCATTTTGTACTAACACATCACTTGTAAATGTCGCACCTGCGTCTATAGATAAGTTTGCTATACCTGCCATTTTTTTATTCTTTTATTTCTTCTTTTGGTTCTTCTAATTTTTTTAATTCTTCATTAATTTTAGCATTATAATAGTTTGTAAGAACATCAACTTTTTCAAGTTCCATAATCATGCGAACTCTACTGTTTTGTATTTCTTGTCTAGCTATAATGTAATTTTTTAATATGTCGTCAAACTTAGTTTCGTCATATTCTTTACCGTTTATATTAATTGTCATATCATTCACCTTTATGTTATACTTATTATTTATATACTATTCAAACTTAAATTTAAAATTAAACGTATATCTGTTTTTAGTGTGATCATTTGATATTACTCTATGATTCATTAATGGATTATAACTATTAATACAAACAAAAGTGGAATTTGTAGGATAATGTTGATAAATTTCTTTGATACTATCATCTTGTTGTTTTTTACCAAAACATATTTGTCCTTTCCATTCAGGTTTCCATTCAGTATAATCATTAAAATATACTAATATTGTTAAATTGGCAAGATCATCTACATCATTATGCCAAGAAATATCTTCTGTTTTATTCCACAATTCATACGAAAATGGTTTTATAGTCTTTAACCAATAAGTTTCAGAAACTTGAGCTCTCACTAAACTTTTTCTTAAAGGATTAAAAAAAGGCATTTCTATAATTTTTGTTGCAAAACTTTTAACTTCGTGTGGAGTATTATTATACGAATATAATTCTCTCAAACGTTCTTGATAAGGCAAATCTTTGGTCATATTTAATATATTCAAAGGTAACCGACACCAAGATGGAGAAGTTTGTACGTTTTCTATTCCTGTCATATCACCAAATTTTTCATCATTCAAATTTTCAAAAGTGTTTGTTTTTATTATTTCTTTTCCTTCATAAGACAAATTTTTAGGTAAAATGCCTACATTAAAACCAAGTTCGTGAAATTTATATAAATCAAATTGATAATCAAAATTAAGATTCATCTATTAAAAACTCTTTCTTATAATATTCTTTTATATCAGGAACGATACCTTTAGTTTCATTTAAAGGCATAATTTTATTTAATATACTGTCATAGGTATTTATATCTTCCTCATAAATCTTAAAATAAGGATCGTTTCCATATAACAAATCACTATCATTCAATAATTCATAAAAATCTTCACCAAAATCTTTCGACAACCAATAAGCATAACATATAGCTACTACATAACTTTTAGAAGGATATATAAAAGGCATATCTTTATTATAAAAATATTTTACAGCATTTTCAACCACATCATTAGAAAATTCTATTGGTATTTTATTGAGATCATCTGTATGATCTGTAACCATTCTATGATATAATTCTTGTCTAATTTTCCATTCTTTGCTCATAATAATCTAACAATCCTTTATATCCATTACAACCGTTATCTAAATTTTTTACATAACGATAATGTTCCGTTAAACAATGACCGTAATATTTACACTTTCTACATATATCTGAAACATTGTTAATAGGTTCTTGTTCTGCCCATTTCACATATTCTTTAATTGAATTTAGTTCTAAAAAATATTCTTTATCATTTTCATCAAATTCTAACACAGCAAAATTGCCATTGGGTGTTATATAAACATGATTATTTGAAAATGCGTTATATTGTTTTTTCAAACTTCTAATTATTTTACCTTCATTTACAAAATCAAATTTCTTCATTATGTTGCTTTCAATCCATTTTTGAACAAACAACTCAAAATCTTTATGAGTAACAGTTTGAGAATTGGCTTGATTTATTGAATATGGTTTTATTTCTACACTTTCAATGCTAGAACATAAATTTAATTTGTTTATCATTTCATCCACATTCATTTTTAATACTTTTTGACTTGCTAATATTAATACAGCAATTGGTACAGGACTTTGAAACATATTATTAAAAACCAAATCAGATTTTTCTCTAGCTTCAAAATCGTAACTTACACTTAAATAAAAATCATTTTCAAAAAATCCTTCGTGTAACATTGAATAGTTAGTTATAATATTAATCTTATCTTTATAATGTTTTCTTATAATATTTTTTAAACCATAAAAATAATCTTTTTTCAATGCTCCTATTTCGCCTCCATATAAATCTATCCAATTAATATTTCTTATTTTACTAATTTCTTTTAATCTTTTGTCAAGTATTGTTAATGGTATTTTTTTTTGATCTTTTAATTGTTCATTTGTAAGATAACAAAATTCGCATCTAAAATTACACAGATAACTAGGGTTTATCGAAACGGTTATATCATTCATCATTATATAAAAATAAGTCAACAGGCATTGCTAATCTCAATTTACCATAATAGACATCTACACTATGATAAACAAAACTAGGAAATATCAAGACATCTCCTGTTTTAGGAGTAAATTTTAAACATTCAAACCATTTACCAAATTTTTCACTTTCATATCCTCTATTAGCGTTAAATCTAGGATCTTGTATAATTAAAGAACCACCTGATGTTTTTTCTTCAGCTAAAAGATAAAAGACAGCACTTAATTGAGAACCTGCGTGATTGTGTTTGGACATTGCATAATTAATACCATATCCTGTTATCCAAGATTTTAATTTATATACACACGTATTTAAATCTATATTTAAATTTTGTTTTAAAAATTTATTAAAATAAGGTATTACAATTTTATTTTTAAATTCATTGTAATAAGGATCATCAAGTAGATTTTTATCCGTATCGCTAGATAATATTTTATTATTTTCACCATATTTTATTAAAGTATAATTTGTTATATCTTCTAATAATTTTTTATCAGTAATGGTATCTTTTAATATAGGCGTTGGCCAATAATGATTTATTCCTTCATTCATAATATACTTTCATTTATATAAGGTGTTACTTCCATATTTAGTCCGTTTGATTTAAGTATATCTGGAGCAATAGACTTCATTAACTTACAATGTTCTTCTACCATATTGTGTTGTTTTAAATCTTTAATTGTTTTTCTGCAACCATTACATATTTCAAACATAGGACAAGTAAAACAAGATTTTTTTAAACTAACAAAATTAATCTCATCTTGTAATGGGGTAAAAAATTCACCTTCCATTTCTTTTTCAAAATCTATTGATTTATCTTTATCATCTCCAAAAGAACCACATGAATAATAATCTCCACTAGGATTCAATGAACGTATTCCTTCATCACATTTTCTGCTTTGAGGACAAGTAGTTCTATTACCAGTTAATCTTTGTACCATTTGTTTTGTATTAAATTCCCAAGGTGTAAGACCACGTTTCCATATCTCTACATAGATTTGATATATCTTACTTAGCAAATAAGGTTTACCTTGTTCTCCACTAGCCATAGCATAATTTAATTTACATTCCACACCAGTTTTACCATTACGTGCAAAATTATGTAATGTTCCTGTGGGTTCATTATTTTCACTCATGCGCTTTGCAAGTTCTACATTTTTAATTGCATTTTTTTCATTTTCTGGTACAATAACAGATATAAAATCTGGTCTATAACCACAATGTTTTAACATTGCATCGGAACATTTCCAAAAATCTTCTTCTGTAAATTCTGTTAAATCTCCTTTAAGGCGGCCTCCTCCATATTGAAATGACGTATTTACACCGACTCTTTCATTATTAAATAAATCTTTCCATTTCTCTGGTTTTTTATAAAATGGCCATAGATTTGTAGTCAATGAAATAGATGTATTATAATCATGTTCATCCAACCATCTAATAATCTTCCAATAATATTCAGGTTCCATCATCAAAGGATCCCCACCATTTACTATAATTGTTCTGGTTTCAGGAAATCTTTTTAAAAATGTAAATATCTGTTTATGAGATAATTCATCTTTTTTATTTTCAGATATTTTTGTACTAGAACAGAAAGTACATTTAAAATTACATAACTCAGTAGGTTTAATTATTAAATCCATTTAATTATTTTTTATCTGGCTTGCTGAATCCGTATCTATCTTCACAATCTAAATTATATGGAGTATCTTTTATATCATTTACATTTAATAAATTACAAATTTTTTTGTTTATTTTTCTAATTTCTTCTTTCGTTTGTTTAGCGTAAGGTTCCATAAGTTCAACTACATCCAAATAATATTTGTATTTTTGTAAATCATTAATATTGTTGTTTGCATAAGACAACATAACATTATAAAATTCAGCACACAAATCTCTTTCCATACTCAATTTTTTCTTTTCTTGCCAAAGTTGTTCTATTTCAGTATTTAATTTATTATTCATTTGTTTTAAAGTTAAAACTTGCAACTCTCCTTTGAATGGAAGTTTTTCCAGCTTTGTGCCAAAATCCTCTTTTATTTGAAATTAAAAATAAATCTCCTTTTTTAGGATAAAATTCATCTTCTTTATCTTGATATTTGAAACAAATCTGCCCACCGGTTTCGGGTTTGGAAATATCAAAATAATATAAAAAAAACAAATCATAACCTTCCATAAAATCTGTATGCCAGCCTTGATTATCTCTGTCAACGCCATTCCATATATTATAATAGATATATTCAGAATTTGAATAAATTGGTTTAATATATTTTTCGTGTAAGTATTTGGCTACAACTGTTAATTTTTTATCTAAAAAAACATCCACATCATTTTTTCCATTATCTCTTTGTCTTTCTTCAGTATTCAAAAGTTTGTGCTGATCTATATCTACCAATTCGGAAATTTTAGGTTCATAAAATTTTATATAACCTTTTATATCAATATCATCAATCATATTACTATTTATTCAATATCTTAGATAACACTTCAGACTTAATAATGTTCATATTTTCATCTAAGAATTTTTTTATTACTTCAACCCTAAAACCTCCTTGTAAAGTTCTAATAGACCTTGGTGGAGTATTTGGATTAAAAATATCATCTATTTCATTTTTAATAGGAATAAAATCTTTTAATTTTTTTATAATATTGTAACATTCTTTAGACATTTCAGCAGGAGTACAATACTCCTTTACACCATCATAAAAATTTCTAAGTAAATAATTTAATGCGCCATTCATAAACCACATTTCTTTCATTTCTTCTTCATTAAAAGAATAACATGATCTGATAGTTTTAAAACTTAATTTTTTATTTTTGTAAAGAGATTTCCAATTGTCGATACCATCTTCATCTACAATATCCGTGTAAACCTCAACAGTTTCAATATTATATTTTTTTTTATAACTTTCATTGTTCAATTCACTATCCGGCAAAAACATATAATCGTGCCTGTAACTTCCCCAAGCTTTAAATTGCCATATAATTTCCGCTTCTTTATAAAAATCTTCTAATGTGCTTCCGGGCATTGCTAATATTAATTCTAAAGCAGGAACAGGAAATCCTTCTTCTCTACATCTTTTTCCTATATGTCGGCTAAGTTTTAATTTATCACTAGTGGATAAATCTTTTCTATTAGAAACTCTCATAGCTTCTTCACTTATAGACTGAATAGAAACAGTGGGCACTATACTCACCATCATTGTTTTCCCCCACATATCAGTTCCTCCTCCTTTTTCAGCATAAGATTTATGTCTTTGATTTGTTCCAACAATTTCAAACCATCTATCAATAAGCCTTTTTCGTCTTTCATAATTTACACTTTTCATGGTAGAAATATCAGTTAAATTAAAATTATTTTTCCATGCGTATGCAAATATTTCCAAATCTCTATCTTCAAAAGCTCCAAAATTGGCATCTGTTAAATATGCGTCTCTAAAACCTATTTTTATTAAACAATCAATATCCTTTTTAACTAACTCTAAATCTTTTTTTACAATTTTCGTATCTATACCGCCACCCCACTCACAATATACACATTTATAAGGACAACCTCTTGTAGTCTCTAATATCATAAAAGGTTCCAATTTATGTTGTCTTGCGTGGTCTAATGTTTCTTTTAAATAATCAAAATGTTCTTCATATACGGAAATTTCTGTATTAATATTGTGTTTTTTTCCTTGTAAATTTCTAAGTTCCCAACTTATATCTTCTGCTTTAGGTTTTCCATTATTTTCAAAATAACTATTAATAAAATCCTCCATAAATGTTTCACCTGGTTTAGTAGGTTTACATATAAAATCATAAAACCATCTAGTTTTTAAAAATTCAGGTTCATTAGTTCCTATATGCGGCCCACCAACTATGGTTATTTTTTCTGGATGATTTAATTTAATATACTCTGCAAGGTTATCTATAATACTATAATTCCAAGCATAACTGCTAAACATAATAATATCAGCTTCTCGTATTTCGGTATATAATTCTTCTATATTTTCATATTTGTTAAATTTATATGGAGCTGGAATCCAATTTATTCTTGATTTATATTTACCAACAAAATTATAATGACTTTGAACCATAAGATAAGTCATATTATTAGCTAACGACCAATCAGCGTGTGGAGGATTTACAAATGCTATATTAACGGTATTTTTTATCATGGTATTTAAATGTTGATTTAAAAACGCACTCATCAACATCTTCTTCAATATGTTTAAAATCCGATTTTATAAAACACGTCATAGGACATCTTTGAAAATACTCACATTCAAAACAGTTATATTTGTTAACCCAATTTTCTATAATTTTAGTATCACCTAAATCTTTTGTATTATATTCTTTTAATAATACTGAACCTGAACATCCTTTGGGAATACTTCCATCAGGCATAACAGTAAGACTATTTCCTCTAGTACAAGACATTTTGTTATTATTTTCACCATTAGTGAATGGTAATATGTTTATACTTTTTGGATATCTATCAACTAAACATTTATAAAATTCTAATACCTCACTTTCTTTAGGCATTAAAGTTCTATCTATTTTTGTTCCAGTAGATGGCAATAGATGATCAAAATGAACAGGATATTTTTCGTATAGATAATTAAATACGTCATCACCATTAATAATAGCTTTCATACTTTGTTTTGTTTGTACTAAAGATACCATATGAATTTTATCTTTAAATAAAATTAAATTATTTTTAAAAATATTTAAATCTTTTGGATTAAAACGACCATGAGGATCATAAGATATAGAAAATTTAAGATTGTTTCTGTTTAAAAAATCAAGCACTAAATTTTCATTTTGAAAACATAAATTGGTTACAAAATTATAAACAACTTCTTTATTTTTATCAACATATTTCCCAATTTCTTTTATAAAATCTTCATATATTATTAAAAATTGATTATCAATCCATTTATCAGAAAATAACTCACCACCCATTATTTGAATGGAAAAATATTTTGACCTTTTATTATTGTTTATGTAGTTATATATTGTCGGGACTTTTTTTAAAATATCATCTCTATTTGCACCTACAATCGAATTATGATCTTGAGGACAAAAAACACAACTTAAATTGCAATGTTCAAAAAGACAGCAAACAATTTCGCTATAATCAACTATTTTTTTATCAATAACATCATAAAATGACACAAAATTTTCCTCATTTATTTAAATAAAATCTAAATTTATAACTATTGTTATTCTTTCTTTATCACCATAATATGGGGTAACTTCATGCCAAACATATCCAGGAGCCACAATCAATCTGTTTTGTTTGGTTTCTATTTCAAAATTTTGGTTAGGAGAAAAATGTAAATTTAAATTGAAAGAAGGATCTCTTAAAATTAATTTACCACCATCTTTTTGATTATCTATATCTGAAAGATAAAAAATAGCAAATGCTGAAGCCCCCGTATGAGAATGTACAGATTTATAATCATTTTTTGCCATAAATGGCAATCTACCACTATTTCTACAAACCATTTCTTTAATTTTTTCTCTAGTTAAAGTGTTATTTTCATAAGACTGAGCTAAAGAATAAAAACCATCAATTAAAATTTCTCTCAATTCATTTAAAATAGGATATTTTTTAATATTTTCTTCTACAAAAAATGGTATCTCATTATCAGCAAGTTCTTTTTTATTAATTTTTTTTTCTGCTAGGTATTTTAAAAAAATAGCACTTGTAGTATTTTTAAGATTTTCAGTCCATTCTTTGTTTTGTTGAAAATCTTTTATGTAAACATTTACTGGAAATATATTTTTTATCATTTAAAATTCTTTCGTTTTACGACAATTATAATACAGAATATTTTTTACAAAATTCAATATCATTTCTTTTATTTATAAGTGTTTGAATTAAATAATGATTAACTGTTCCTAAATCAACTGAGAAAAAAGAACCAGAAGCATTTTCAAATGTGGCTTCCATTTCTAATAATTTTTCTAAAATTTCATCTGTAAATCCATTTTCTTTATAAACTTTTAAAAAATACATTTTATTAATATCTGATTTTAAATGTAAATAAGCATCTTCTTCTATCCAATGTTTTCCCGCAATTACCGTATAATCTTCAAAATCTTTTATATCCTCTTCTGTAATCGCTTCTATATTAATATTTTTTCCTGTAGTAGCTGTTTCCATATATTTTGATTTCCAAATTCTATCATTAAACATCAATCTAGCATATTTTGAAGTATCATTTTCAATATCTCTATAATTTGTCCAATCATACGTTTTGTTTAATCCTAAATGTTTTGTATATCTATCGGTGTACATGTGCACCCAAAATATTTCTTTCAATTCGTAAAAATATTTTTCCAAATCTTTTTTCATTAATATTTTTATAGATTCTTTTAATTCATTTTTTAAATCTTGATGACCAGAAAGATATGTTGCTAATAAAAATTCAACACTTAAATTTTTTTTATATTTTTCAATAAAAGAATTTCTACTATTAGAATCAATAACAATTTCATCAAAATCTCTTTCAAAATTGTCAATATTAAATTGATATGTAAAATCCGAATTGCCATGATTTATACTATAACGAGATTTATAAAAAATTTGAAATCTATAAACAGAATTATCTAATAAAATTTTACAAGCAGTTTTATCTGGATTTGCAAAAATAATTTTATACCAACAAGCCATTATTTTTGTAAAAGAATAAGTATCGCAATAAATAACAATTTTTGTTCTTTTACTTTCAACAATAGTGGAAAGAAATTCAAACATTTCAATTGCTGTAGAATATTGTTTACCTTCACCAATCAAATCTTCAAAAGTTTTACTATATGAATATAATTTTCCATTATTTACTTTTAAATAATCTAATACATCAAAACCATTTTCCGATGAAATAACAACCCTATCATAATTAAGATCGATAAGCTTATCAGTAGTTACATAGATATTTTTAAACAGATGTAACATTTTTTATATTTTCCTTTTGTTTAATTTTATTTTGATCTTTACTTATATACTCCGAATAATCTTTGCCTTTTCCTTGTGTTATTGCCCAAGTTAATAAAAACATAGGATTTTTTGATGTAGACCAAAATTGATAAAGATTTTTGCCCCTAAACATATAATCAACAAAATAATGTGTATAGAATTTAATATTTTTATTTAATTTATTATAAAACAAATAAAATCTTTCTTGTTTCAATAAACTTACAAAATTAATACCTTCTAAACACTTAGTATCATCTTTTTCAAAATTTTCAGCGTAATCTTTAAATTCTTTTAAATTTACAATATACATATTAAATATACTAAGACTATCCAATTTATCAGACCATATAGAAATAATATTTTCATTTTCTTTTATAAATTCTTTATAATTATTTGTTTTTGAAATTTCTTTATATTCCAAAAGAATATCTATGACAATATTTTCTAAAGAATTTATATTAGTTAAAGAGGTACTATTTAAATATTCTTTAACCAATTCCAAATCAGGCTCTTTAATGTCTGATGGTAAATCCAAATTACTTAAATATGTCAATAATTTTTTACCTTTTAATTCGCTATTTTTATAATCTATTAAATAAAAAGTTTCTTTATTATTAAAATATTTTTTTAAATTTTCTATTGATATAGGTACTACCGTTTCAATTATTTCCATTATCTTCTTCCTCTCGAATCATGGCAATTCGCATGACAACTAGAATGACATACATCCACCTGTATAGTTGTGGTATTAGCAAGATTCATGTTATATTCTGTTTGTAAATTTGTAAAAAATGTTTCTAAATTTGTCTGAGATATTGTTTGTCCGGTTTCCACACTAGAAGTATTAACAGAACTTAACGTTTGTCTATAACTATTATCCAAATATGATTTCGCAGTAGTGTCAAAAATATAACCTGGATTAGGATAACTTCCTGTATTTCCTCCACCACCTGTAACATTTAATATTGCTCTTAAATTTCTTATGTTAGTATAAAGAGCTGTTTCAGTTAATAAAGCATTTACAATGTTAGAAGCTGTAATAGTATCTCCTGTAACTCCTATAGAAGCACCTGTAGCTGTTATCGTTGTTCCTACAGTTGTGCCTCCAAAAGTAGCATCCGGCATTTGACTAAAAGGTTTACTATTTGTTCCCCATATAATATTTGAATTTGCTGTATCAGTTACAAAATCTTTAAATCTATCCACAATATTCTGTGATGTGATAGGATTATTTAATGTTGTCATATTTTATATTACTTTTTAGTTCCTTCATTAGACTTTTTGGCGCTCCACACACATCGCCTTGCCAAGCAAGTTGATGGCAATCGCCTCCACAAAACTCAAAAACCTCACAAGAAAAACATATCGGGTTTCTCGAAGTTTCACAAGCAATGTTTTCTATTCTAACTGGACTATTTATAATGGTTTGTATATCGTCATTTATAGTACCAAAAGAGAATTCCGGCGCAGAATTGGGGCATCCTGATATTGTACCATCAGCATTTATTGTAAATATCTTTTGTTCACAATCTCTACAAAACGTACCACCCTTTAAAAACCCTGTTTCAAATTTATTATATATAATTTCTAAAGTCTCATTATCAAACCAACCTCTACAATTAAATTCTTTTGATTGATGGTGCATTTTTAAAAACCATTTGTCCTGTTCTATGTTATCAGGAAATATCTCAGGATGTAGTTTAGCATTACCATTACCCGTTAATCTTTCAAATGATGCCTCTTGTACTCCCAACTCTTTAATCCATTTTAATAATTCAATTGGTTCAATTGATATAGTATCTTTAGTTACACTGATAAACAATTTAATTGTAACTCCTTTATTTAATAAATCCTTTACGTTTTTTTTCCACAAATTATATTGTGCATCATTTTCAAATCTTATTTTAGGATCCCAACTAGTACCCATGCGGCTATTTAAGGGGCCTTTTATAAATTCGTAATGTTCTTCTTTTAATTTAAAAACAAGATTTGAAGTTATTCCCCATGACATGTTGGGCCACAATTCTTTACATTCTTCATATACTTTATTCATATGAGATACTGGCGCCAAGAAAGGTTCTCCGCCGTGAAATTCTAAATGAATTGTATCTTCATTTTTATTAAAATATTGTCTAAATTTTTTTATGAAATCTATTGTTTTCAAATGATTGAAGTAAATTTTTTTACCATTAATACCACTAGTAAAACAATGTTTGCAATTCAATTGACAAGTTTCAGTTGTCTTTAAATAAAACATCCAATTCATTAATTAAATCCTATACTTAATGCCCAAGTATCAGAAGTACTATCAACCTTATGTTTAGCTCCTTTAGGTATTAAAATTGCTTGTTCTTCTTTTACTAAAATAAGATGATTGTCCGAATAAACTTTTTTTGATCCTTTTACAATATATAAAAGAACGTTAGTATTATCGGTGTGTTCTTTAAAAGAAAATCCTCCGTATTGATTGTAAAAAAGATGAACAGTATTTACTTTATGATCTAAATTAAAATCTTTTAATATCTTTAAATGAAATGTTTTATCTTCTAAACCTTCAATTTTTATGTGAGGCATATCTTTATATGTTTTAATCCAATTGCCATAAGTTATTTCATCTTTAACTTTATAGTCTTTGCCTTCTTTGTCTATATAAATTATTTGATTATTTTCGTACCTAGAAAAGGAAACTATCTCATCATTTAAAACTTTAATCATACTGTAATATTTAGTATGATTAAATTATAGTATAATTGCCTCTATTAGGCCTTTTTCATTATCTTCTAATGCGATAGCAAATACTTTAGTAAATTCTTCACTAATAGTTGTAGCAAAACCACCATTGCCGGCAACCAACTCATCACCTTTTTTAACAGCACCAACAACTTTTACTTTAACACGTCCTTTTAATGCAATTGGTTGGCCTTTAGCTTGAGAGTTCATTAAAAAAGCAGGCCTATCAGATATAACACCAAGAGCTCTTTTACCAACAAAACACTCTGTAACTTCTTTTTCTCCGCCCACCATTACGACAGTACCAACATCATAAAGTTTGTCAGTTTCATAAATCTCAGCTAAATCGGCATATCGTGCTTGTGTAGCTGTTGTAGATAATATATTCGTTGATGGATTGTATGATAAACTTGTATCTGTTTCTAAACTTTGATTGCCTGTAGCTGTATCAGAAAAAACCAAATAAACTGTTTCATTATTTGAATTATTAGCTCCCAATGTAACAGCAGTAGCTATTGAAGCTATACCTGTAAAATTAGTAGCAGTTACGGTACCAAAAGTAACACTATCAGTAGATACGTTTAATTTAGCTCCTCTAATCGTGTTATCAGCAATATCACCATTTACAATTGTAGCATCAGCAATCATAGCACTTGTAACTGTGCCTGTGTCGCCTGTAGTAACTATTGTTCCAGTTATGTTTGGTATTGTAATTGTTCTATCTGCTGTTGGATCAACAACAACTAAAGTTGTTTCAAAATTGTCAGCTGTAGATCCTTCAAATTGAATTCCTGCTGAACCTGTTAAAACTAAATCTGTACCTTGAATTGTAGAAGAACCTGTAATAGTAGTTCCTGAAATAGCACCTGTTGAAGTTACAGAAGTTGATGACACACTACCATTAACATTTAAAGAGTCATTAATTCTAACTGTGGTAGAATCTGTTGATCTAATATTGTTTCCGCTAATTTCTATTGTGCCTAATGTATGTAGTGTTCCTGTAGTTGTTAAATTTCCAGGTAATGTTACGTTAGTCGGAAAACTTAAAGTTAGAGTACGTGTAGGACTTACAACAGCATTAATTTGATTTGTTGTGCCAAGTACTGTTAATGTTTGACCAGAACTAATAGTTTGAGTGGTATTAGCAGAATCTTTAATACTAAAACCTCCAGCAGCAAAAGCAACAGCTGCCAATTCAACTACAGCTCCAACCACAGAAGTTGAGGATATACCTGCTGGTGCTAGTAAAGCAGGATCACCAAAATCGTTTGTAGTTAAGTTGTTTAACTTAACTCGCATCTGTTCTAGTGTATCTGTAGTATTAATTACTGTGTATGCCATTTTTTATTTTTTTATAACCTCTTTTAATAAATTTTTAATTTCTTGTAATTCAGTCTTTAAAGTATTTATTTCTTTAACAGCATTTCTTATTTCATCACTTTGTTTTTCACGAGATTTAATTCTATTCATATACAACTGATATTCTGTTTTATTGGTATTAATAATAGCATTAGAATTTGTATCTCTAACCAATGAATCGTGTCCTTGTACTTTTAATCTCATACTAAGCCGCTAAAGCAATTCCTCTTAAATCCCTTATAATTGGAGGATAAGAAGAAATCGATCCTTTCATAACTATTTTAATTTGAAATGCTGTAAATTCTTTAACACCCGTTACTGAATATTTGTACTCTTTAAATGTAAAATCATCTTCTGAAGGAGTTACAGAAATATCTTCACTACCATCTATATTAAATGGAATCCATGATAAATCATTTATATTTCTAACCTCAGCCGAACTTGTTGTTCTGTAATAAACTTTTACAGAAGAACTTGATCTAACATTCTGAGTTAATCTTACGTCTAATGAAGTAGAAGAATTTTCTAAAATTACTGATCTAGTCAAATAAACTGCTGATGAAGATGTTCCTGTTGAACTTGTATCAGAAACAAAATTTGGTGTATTTCCTGAAGTAGGATTATTTAATCTGTTCTGTACAGCGACCATACTAATACGTTTGATATCTAGTACAGGAGAAAGTTTGGTATTAGTTGTTCTTAAAGATAAGTTTACAAATAAAGATTTATTTCCTGACATTTCATTTGTTTCATTTATAGAACTCGCAACCAATTGAGGAGATGTAAAGTAAATATTATCTCCTGTATTTACATTTATAGAATTTGAAGCTGAACTTAAACTAAATTCTGTTTCTGTACCATGTATTGATTTACCAGTAGTTGTTCTCATAGTATAATCTAATCTTGTTCCAGGAACTGTTAAAGTTCCAAAATTTAAACAAGCAACATCAAATAATCTATTTTGAGTTACTGTAACTGTTGCGCCACCAATATCTCCTGTAGAGGTTGCTGTACCAGCTGTCGTAATATCATAACTATCTAGTGTTACATTTGAAATACTTGTATATGTTCCATTAATTTGAGTATGTGTAATACCATTATATGTGCCAGCAACAACACCAGAAATTGTAACGTTGTTACTTATTCCGTGCATTCCGTGATTTTTATGGAATACTCTTATTACTCCTGAAGTATTTGTTGTTCTTAAAGAATTTGTAGGTAATGTTCTTGTAGGTAAAGCATCATTAACCAATGTAACTGCTCCTGTTACATTTTCAAATTCCGCTCTATTAATTTTAAATTTTATATCTTCCATTTGTTCTGCTGTCCAAGTAGAACCATTTTGAGACTTAAACAAAACTCCAGCATAAGGATTTTGAGATATTGTTCTATCTGATCCTATTTGAGTGTCTCCAAGTCGTGCAACAAAAGCATTATATTTGTTACAGTTACTTAATAAACAAAAAGAATATTCGGTTTTCTCTTGTAAATAAACAGGAGAAGGAAAAGTAAATTTAGTTGCAACAGTAGCATTATCGCTTATATTAACTTGACTAGGATTTAAAACAACCTCTCCAAATGGAATAATTGTACGAGAAGGATAACCATTTACAACTTCTCTAATCTGTAACGTAACAGGAATATTTTCATCTTTTGATTGAAAATAAATTTCAATAGATGTTACGAATACGCCACCCACATCATCAACCAAGAATGTTTGTGCAATTGGATCAATCCACTGTATAACTTCTGTCGTTGTTCTTGTAGATGTTCTTGTAATATTTCTAGTATCATTGACTGTTTGTCTAACTAATTGCGGTTCTCTCGTTGATACAATAGTATTTTGTACCGTTTCTAAAGAACCTTTAGCAATATAGTCTGCCTCAGCTGATGTTTCTACATCTGAAGAAGAATTAGTTGATGAACTTGTTAATCTGAATAATCTTTGACCGGTTCTCCATCTAGGATTAGAAGCTACAGTTGAGTCAGGTATAGAAAAAGTTCCTGATACAGAACCATTCACATCTGTTATTAAATTTCCTCCTAAAGAACCTCCTGTTGGTGTAACATATGCGGTAATAGAAATATTATCAAAATAAGGATAAACTCTTGTATTTGGTTTTAATCTAGTAGCAGTAAAATTAATTGTTCTACTTCTAATGAAAGGTATAAATGCTATATTAATTATTTTATCTCCTAAAGATGTTCTTATAACTTGAGGAACAATTGCTGATCTAATACCAGTTCTTGTTTGAGAAACTGCTTGTGCTGTAGTTGTTGTAAAATCTCCAAATCTAACTGTTGTTCCTCCAACTCTTCCAATATATGAATTAGTTTGTTCTGTAGATTCTGAAGGAGTTCCTTGCCAAAAATCTTGCCATTCATTCCACACAGTATCAATTTCAACACTTTCTAAATTAGGATTTCCTAAATTAGAAACCATAGTATCAAATCCACCTTGTTCATTAATTAATAAATCAGGAGCTCTATTTGTTTCTTTCCATTCATCTCCTGGAGGATCAAGAGTAATAGAACCTGCCCAAGTAAAAACATTAAAAGGATTTACATTTATATATTTACTAGCGTAAGGTTGATTGATCAAAGTTGTTTCTGTATAAGGTAAAGTAATTAAGTCTCCTGTTTTTTGATAACCAGCTGATGTTCTGTTTGCATTTGTAACAGTAGTATTTCCTACATTAGTAGCTTCAGTTAATTGTACAGATTCGGAATTAAACATTGGTCTAACGTATCCTCCTGCCATGTCCATAGAACATTTGTAATCTAAATTGCCCACATCTCCTATACCGTGGCCTGTAAAATTATCTACTATAAATCCATTTTTAAATCTATCAAATCCTTCAGCATCTTGTATTTGTAATGATTGAGCATTTGCTTCCAACAAAGATAATTGTGTATAATATTCAACATTAGAAATTCTTTTTTCTAAAGCACCAATATCTCTCATTGTATATCGTTTATTATCTATTTTTTTAATTTTTAAATCCGAAGTGTTCAATGTATAAGCATTCAAAAATATGGTATAAAGGTGCATAGCATTTTCAAGACCTTTAGGTATTTGAGGATTTAAAGAACTAGAACCTGTTACTATTTTAAAATTGCCATCTTTGTCTAAAAATACTTTATCTGTTCTTGGTAGATAATATTCTAAATCTGTACTAATATCGGAACCAAATTGTACAATATCAATTATAGAAGCTCCTGTTCCACTATATTGTCTATCTTGTCCTGAACTTGTAATTGTTGATGCGTCATCAACTCTAGGTCTAAAATCTAAACAGTCTCTTAATTTATATGTTTTGCCTGTAGTATCAGAAGTATATTCGGTTATATTTTCATAATCAGCAGATCCTGAATAAGAATCGATATCAAAATAATCTCCTGAACCGTGAGAATAATAATTAAAATCTATTAATAAACGTCCAGTAGGAGTTATAGAACCTGTTTTTAATTTAATTCTACCAATGTCATAAAAATTGTCTCTTTGTCCATCATCTAATATAAATCTATCTGTAACATTTGTATTTGAAGAAGTAGCATTTGTAGAAAAATCTGCCGACATGTAAATATTATTAATAGAAAAAATGTCCGCTTTTCCTAAACTAATAATACCAGATTGTATCTCTGATTGACTTGATGCTTGTTTTGTAACATTTTCGTTAAGTGTTTTTGTTTTAGATCCTGCTACCGAACGATTAATAGTAGCTAATATTTTAATTTTAGCATTAGAATAATTTGTTCCGAAATTTAAAGTTAAAGTTTTTCCTGTAGGCGAACCTCCTAAAGTAAATATAGGACTGCCGTTATGATTGTTCCCAGAAAGACTTAATACATCTCCTACAGCTCCAGCAGTTGCTGAACCAATACTCATTATAGAAACAGAAAAATCTTTTTCAGTTAGACTAGAAAATATTTCATTAGTTCCAGCAGTAATAGTAGCACTACCTGATGATAGTGTTGCTGTAAAATGTCGTCTTACCTTAAAGTTTGTATCAGTAATACCGCCATTGGCCGTTGTTTTTAATGTTTTAATAACATTATAAGGTAATTCAAATATTGAAATATTTTTATTTGAACCTTGTAATTTTCCTCTTTTTCTTACTGCTATAGTTTTTGTAGATACATCAGAAGCTCCTACGGCTGTTGACAATTCTAAACTTGTATTAGATGAAATAGATTCAACTATTCTAGTTATTGAACTTCCTGCGTCTGTAGTAAATGTAATATTATCTCCAATTCTTAATTCGGAGGTAAATAGTGTACCGAATCCTGTTACTGCTGTTCCGTTATTAGCTACTGATAGTGAACCAAATATTGTATAATTATCTCCGTAAGTAGAATTTGTGGAAACATCAGCAGTGTATGTTGGAGAACCTGACATACCAATTTGTTTTACTGAAGTAAAATCAAAAGTTTGTACACCATTAAATCCATATCTATTATCTTGAATAACAGATGTCAATGATGAAGAAGCTCCTGTTATTGTTTCACCAGCAACAAAAGTTCCAGTTACATTATTAAGTACCACAACTCCATGTGCAGCTGTTGGAGCTGAACTATAAGCAGTTACGTTTATTGAAGATGTTCCTGTTGAATCGTATAATTGAAAAGTGTTTGTAGTAGGATTTTTTACTGTAAATACAGTTCCACTAGAATAAGCAGCACTACTGATTGAGAACGAACCGCCAGTTAATGTAATTTGTTGTCCTTCTCTAAATGAATGTGAATTTAATGTTACAACGCCCGGATTTGCAACCGAAATACTAGTAACAGCTGAAGTTTTTATAGAATCTAAAGATTGAACATAGCCATAAGCTCCTGAAGTACCACCTGTTACTTTTTCTCCATCTGTAAAATCTATTGCTGTTTTAATGTTCAAGTGTGTAAACATTTCTATATCAAATAGATAATGTTTGTAAACAGCACTTGTTAAAGAAGAACTAGCAAATATATTTGAACTTGCCGTTCCACTATTTAATTCGAATCCTCTCGATTTGGCTCTACCTATTTGTGGTACAGTTACACCAACAGTTGATTGTTCTGTTCCTCTCGATACTGTTGCCGTATCGTATAGATTTATATTTTTAAAAGCTTCTACATCACTAGATACAAATCCTATATCAGGTGTGCCATACACATTAGTTACATTAATATAGTTTTCCACATCAAATCTTGTATTAAAATTATTTTCCGAATCAAAATCTCTAGCTTTATTTACATCTATAAAAGTTGTTCCAATAGTTTCTATTTCATATCCTTTAACATAAGCTTTTCCTGGTCCAACACCTATTGCTAATTTTGCTGGATCTCCACCTTGATCTAAAGTGTATATACCTCTATTATTACCATCTACAATATGTTCCCTAATATCTAAATCAAAATCTCTAACGCTGTAGTCTCCTGATTCGTCATATGTTCTTCTTGCCATATTATCTTCTAATACAGCATAATTTGTTCTAGTAACTTGATTTAATCTAATACCATTTGATAATCTTAATAATTCAACAAAACTAGCGTCATCTGTTGATGTTAATGTTCTTTTAGCTAATGTTAAATCTATTTTAAACCTATCAGCTCCTGGCGCATTTTCGTTTGATGAACCTTGAGCGTTATCAACTAAAGAAACATCATCATTTGATGTTACAAAACTTTCAGTTATAGTTAATCCAATTCTATAACTAGGTGTATTTGTATATTTGTCTAATATTAAAGTTTGTTCTGTTACTGATACGTGAAATCCATTAATATAATAAACGCCAGCAGCAATGTTGGCAGCAGAACCAGTAGCTGTTGAATTTACAACAGCCGTAGCTAAAATTGAAGCACTACCAATTAAAGTAGCGTTTATAGTTTCACCAGAAGAAAATGCTATTGATGTATTATTTGTTCCTGTTTTATTATATTTTACATATAAAGTATCAGGATCTGTTCCATTATTTGCGACAGCATTAACACAAATACCTATAACTCCAGAAGTAACGCCTGTTATTTGTTTACCAATGTAATCTGATATTGATGAATACGTTTTAGATGTAAGTTTAACAGCATAATAGTTTAAATCAAATCCAATTTCTCCTGGAATAACCATTGCTCCTTTTTCAAAAAGGTGATCTGATACTCTTTCAATTTGGTTTTGAAGAATTGTTTGAGATTGAGTTAATTCTCTAGCTTGTACAGCATATGCTGGTCTGTATAGTATTCTATGAAACTTTTTTGACTCATTATAATCATCAAAATAAGGCTTCTGCGTTGTCTTTATTGGACTTGGCATATTTCTCCCTAAAACTCAATTACTAATTTGATATTTTCAGTTTGGTCGGCTGCTCTTGTTATTGGTGCTCTGTTTTCAATATATAAAACATCACCTCTATGTCTGTCCAATTCTGATCCTTTATAACCATTTGTAAATGTAATTTGATCAGCAGTTTCACTTGCTACCGAACTCGGTGTACCTGTAGCACTTGAAGTTGCTCCTGTGATAACATTTACTCCACTAAATGCTGTTAAATTTCCATTACTATCAACACCTTCATCATTAAATTTAGTTTGTATGTAATGTAATATTCTATTAGTAGCGTCCCACTCAACAACTTTACCTACAGCACCTGTTGTTGCTTGAGTAATTTTTTCATCAACTTGTAAAGTTCCTGGAGTTGGTGAAGAAGCAAATCTAACTGCTTTCGTTGCTCTTAATGTTGAAGAACTAGCAACAGTTCCGTTTGAATATGGATCTCTTAATAATACTATTCTTCTAAAATCGTTTTGAGCAGTGAAGTCTCCTGTATTTGATGATTCTGTTCCTTCTAAATTTACGTTTAACATTACAAAAAATCCACCTAATTCTTTTACAGCATCATAACCATGGCCACCTTTTGGTTCAATAATACAATCTATTTCAGAACCAGATAAACCTGTAGCTCCAGCGGAAACTATATCTGCGTTACGAATGTAAGCAATTGTATAACCTGTTCCGACGTTTGTAATTGTAACTGATGTAACTGCTCCACTTGAAACCACAACTGTAACTGTTCCTGAAGAACCATCTCCTCGAATTGGAATACTTGTGTATGTTCCATTTGTTCCGCCTGAACCAGCAGATTTTATTTTAACTATATTAATAGCTCCATCAATAGCGGCTGATGATACTGTAGAGTTTGTTGATACAGCCATAAAATCTGTTGATAAAAAATTTGATTGTTGAGAAGCTGATAAGGTATACATATATTTCCATTTATATCCATCAGCAGTTGTTATAATATTAACAGAAGTGCCTGTTGGTTCTGTTGTTGAAGATGCGTTATTATTATTATCTAAACATTTATAAACGTTTCTAGCAGCAGTTAAAACATAAAACGTAGCATCAAATAAAGTTGTTGAACCACTATTTGAAGTTTGAGTTGATGTTGTTCCTGTAATTCTGTTACCATAATCGTGTCTGTAAATATCGTAAGTTGTTCCTGTTGTCCAGTTTCTTCTAGGTATTACATAAGAAACGTCAGATGATGTTATTTTTTTTACAGCAAGCAAATCGTCAAACGTATTAAACTCTTGTAATACACTATCCGAAGGAGTGATAGAAGCACTATCTGTTCCTAAATTTTCTGTTCTTAAATCACCTCTTGTTTGAGTAGACCAAGCTTGCGGTCTACCAATTCCTAGGTAATAAATGTTTGGAGAAGCTTCCGAAAAAGACTCGGAAAATTGTTCACTGTTGTGTATTCTAAACTTATTTGTTATAATTGCTGGCATAGTTAATTTCTTTAGTTATATTTATACAAGTTTTTGAAACTTATTATTATTTATACTCATTTATGGTGTAGTTGTTATAGTGATTTCAGCTGGCATAGTTAATTTAGTTTTAATGCCTCTACCTAAACTACTAGAACATAATAAAAGAGTATTGTCGTTACCGTCCAATGATGTTTTAGTTCCAAAAGTAACATTATTACTTAATTCCGCAATAGAATAATTTGTTCCTGTTTGTGTAAAGGTTCTAAATATTTCTCTATTAATAGTTCCATATCTAGGACCAGCATAAACAAAACCATCATTAACTGTAATACCATTAATAACTCCTCTAACTCTTGATGTTAATGAAATGCCAATAGCAGGAGAATATAAAGTTACATCTCTAGTTCCTGGTGTAAAAGGATGTATAGTATTAGGATTTAAATCAGCATTAAATCCTACATTAGCATCCGCTCTTTTTGTTGTGCCATCGGTTAATGTTCCCAATCTTCTACCAAATATTGTACCAAAAAGTGTATTGATAATGCTGAATAAAGGTTCCTGAATTTGACCAGAAACAGCTCCAGTAATTGGGAATCTTATTTTAGCATTTAATCTTGTTGAAATATCAACTTGACCAGTAAGATAAAAACCTGAAGTGTGCATGGTCTTTTTAAAAGTGTCTCTCCATTCTGCAATTGAACGGCCTACTTTTATAACATAAGAAAAATCTTGATAATATAAAGAGTCTTGTATTTTAATAGTATTTTCTGAAACAAAGCCATCTTCATTTATATAAACTCCTTCAGTATCAGCTACTGAACCAACAGTCAAAGAAGCTGTTGCTGAATTTGATCTAAAAATTGTTCCTGTAGAACCTGAAGAATTTCCTAATATTGTAGAATTTTGTGTTATAGTTCCTGAACTATTTTTTAACACTAACAATCCAGTATATTGATTATAATTAACAACCGTTGCTGTAACAGAAGTACTTGTTGTTACTGTTTCTCCTTCTATAAAAATTCCTGAAGTGTTTGTTAATATTAAATTTTTATATAAAATTAAAGTAGGAGGAGTAGGAGAGTTTTCATAACCTTTACCATATTCTAATATTTTTAAATCTAACACACCACCTATATCAGTAGTATAACTTTTTAAAATAGCATCATTACCTGTTGAGGCAATTGTTACTATAGGTAATTTTGTATAACCACTTCCTGAATTATACAAATAAACATCTGTAATGTCTCCTATACCTGTACCAAATTCTTGTACAAATTTATTTCCTGAATAAGCATCTTCTTGTGTTGTTGATTCTTCTAAAACAATTCTATCATTTGAACCATCTTCTAATATTATTCCTCCATTTACTATTGAAATAAATCCAGCAGCACCTGCTCCGTTAGTGTTTGTATTATCAAAAACTAATTCATCACCAATTGAATAACCTGTACCTGGATTATCTATTATAATTTCAGAAATACTACCAGAGGTAATAGATTTTGTTTGTACGATAGATCCTTGTCCTCCGCCAACAATAGATACACTTTCTCCTTCTGAATGCAAAACTCCAGAATTTGTTACTGTATGTGAAATTGGAATTCCAGTAATAATAGCTTTAATTAAAATATCGTCCGTATCTGTTATTGTTCCCGTTATTTGTTCACCAACCAAAAATGTTCCTAACATACTATCTTTGTTTAAAACAAATTCTGAAACTGTACTTGATCCTATTAAAAATTTACTTATATTTTCAACTATAGCTGTTGCGTTTGATGTTCTGCCTGTTATTGTTCTGCCTATTAAATTTAAAGTTTCGCCTTCTAATTCTAACGATCTTAATATTCTATTTTTGGTAAATTTTCCGTCCGATACTCTTAGTAGTTGTTCTCTAGGATAAATTGTTTCTGCTGTTTCATTGAATAACAATCTAAAAAATAATTCATTTCCTTTTTTAGTGCCTTTTGATTGATATAATGATTTTACATTTTTAATTAAATTTCTTTTATTAACATTAGCATTCAAATTTTCAGGAAAGGTTGATAAAAATTCATTTCTAAAATTAATTAAAAAATTGGATATGGCTTTATCAGGATCTCTAAAATTCAATAATTCTTGTATATTATTTACAGGATTTGGTCTATAGTTATTAATTATAGCACTAGCATTTGAAGAAGAACCTAATAAAGTTTCTCCTTGTATAAACTTATCTTGAGCTACAATAAACAATCTGCGATTATCCAAATCCTCAGTAAGTACAATAGAAGTTGCTTTTGATGTTTGTCCTATTATAATTTCTCCTTTGACAAATTTTCCATAAGAAGAACTTTCTAATATTATTTTATCACCAGCATCTAAAATAGTTTTTTCAGATTCGAGACGAGAACCGTCTAATAATAAGTTATTTTTTTGATTTGTTTCAGTTTCTAATCTTATGCCATCCGTAGTTTCAACACTAGTAACCACCAATTCGGCAGCTTCCATAAATGTGTAATATGTTTTTAAAAATTCTACAAATTTAGGATGATCTTCAAGTACAAAATCTGGTACCTGTGAAGTAATTAAATTAGATATCTTATTTTTAAAATTAGCCATAATTAATAGCTAGTTGCTGTTGTGTAACCTACTCCTGCTTCTGCTGATCCACCAACAAAAGTATCTGGTTGAACTGCGATTGAAGAATTTTCTATATCTATTTCTACAATTTGATCTCGTACAGGAACAATATCATTTGAATTTGGCTTTACAGTCAATTCTATTGCTGTTGATATTTGATTTCTAATATTTTCAACACTAGTTATGTTTAAAGATGATATTTCAATTCGACCTGTAGAGTAATATATAGTTCCTTGAGAATTGTCCACATAGGTTTTAACACCATTAACCAATCTATATCTTCTTATATTACCATTACCATCATCATTTAAATAATAAACATTAGTTGTATCACCACTAATTTTAAATCCTGATGATTCTAATATTCCTCCTTGAGAAGAATTATATCCTGCCACAGGATTGTATAATGAATTTCTAAAATAGATGTCATATTTTGTAGATGAATTTAATGTTGGTGTAAAATTTTTTCTAATTTTAATAGTAGTTATGTTTGACACTATACTAGTATCTGTATTATCTATTAATCCTACTACTTTAGAATATCTGAATATGCCATCAAATTTTTGTAAAGTATTAGTATTGTAATTTATTAACTGATTAGTAACATCAGATTTTAAAGTATCTGAAGTTTTTGTTGTCAATCTTGAATCGTATTTAACATTACTTGTAATTAAAACAGAAGTTATTTGAGGATCAACAATAATAGGTCTTACAGAAGCA